TCAGCAGCCACTCCAGCATACGATATTATAACATTTGGTGAATCAGTAAACAATAGAATTATCAATTGTACTACTAACAGACACCAAGAAGCTAACATTACTTCTGTAGGAACAACAGCTGGTTCAACAGAAGCCAGCGGAGCAAGTTTAGCTCGCTTTGTTGATAGAAACTATAGCGACATATATCTGAGTGACAGCTTTAAACCTTTGATAGCTCTAAGTGCTTTCAATAGATTCACATACATAGATTACACATTAAAATTAAGCAGCCATACAAGAGCAGGTCGATTAACCGTTACCATTGACGAAGACCTAAGTGTAGTTGCTATAACAGACGAATATCAATATTCACCATCATTGGTAACAGACCCAGGAGGATCACTTATGACTAATTTTGAATTTAATGCCGAATTAAAAGATAACGATGCCGATAGCGGAATCGAAACAATTTTAGTTTCCTATAAGAATCCCCTAGCCACAGGATCAACAGGAGACATCTCATACTCGATCTCCTACGGTGTTTGATACATTTGGTACTGAAAGGTTAACCAAATGGAAAGAATTTCGTGAAAGCATAGAAACAAGCCAAACTCCTCTAGAAGACGTGGCTAGTCTTTGGAGTAAGGCTCCATTTGTTAACCCATACAACGATCCCTTTGATCCCTCCTCATGGCCCGACCCTTGGCATTTAGTTTTAGATAATCGCTACGATGATCTTGCAATTGTTTTGGGTATGCTGTATACTTTAAAATTATCCAAGCGGTTTATGGATACTCATTTTGAGATACATATGTCTATGCAGAGACAAACTAATCAATATTGCTTAATCGTTGATAAAACGCATGTTTTAAACTTTAACTACGGGTTAGTTGACGATGTTAGTAAAATTGACTGCCAAACCAGCATGATATGGAGTGGTACTAAGTTACCATAAATAAAAATCTTAATGTTGCACAGAGAATATAAAAATGACAATTACGGTAATTAAAAGAAGCGGAAATAAAGAACCATTAGCAGTTGAAAAATGGCAGGCACAGGTAGCGAAAGTTTGTGCAGGTATAGCCGATGTTAGTCAGAGTATGATTGAGATTAAAGCTCAACTTCATTTTTACGATAACATCACAACAAAAGAAATTGATGGCATCACACTACGTGCTATTGTTGATCTAATCGATGTAGAACAAAATCCAGATGTAGGACATACTAATTATCAATATGTAGCAGGCAAGCAAAGACTTAGCATGTTACGTAAAGATGTATATGGTTCGTATCAACCTCCCCACCTCTATGAAATCATAAAAAAGAATATAGGAGTTGGATTATACACTCCAGAACTTCTTGAATGGTATAGTAAAGAAGACTGGGATAAAATGAATGAAATGATCGATCATTCAAAGGACGAAGAATATTCTTATGCTGCAATTGAGCAATTAATTGAAAAGTATCTAGTACGTAATCGTGCTACAAAAGAAATTTACGAAACACCCCAAGTGCGTTACATGGTCGCAGCCGCTACGGTGTTCCACAAAGAAGAGCCTAATACGGCTCGTATGCGATGCATTAAGGAGTATTATAATGCGGCAAGTGATGGACTTTTTACTCTGGCTACTCCCGTTCTGGCTGGCCTGGGGACTCCTACTAAGCAATTTTCGAGTTGCGTTCTTATTCGCAGCGATGACGACCTTGATAGTATTTTTGCGTCGGGAGAAATGATGGCCAAGTATGCTAGCAAACGTGCTGGCATTGGTTTAGAGATTGGACGACTACGTCCATTGGGCAGTCCCATCCGCGGTGGTGAGATCATGCACACAGGCATGATACCATTCTTAAAGAAATGGTTTGGTGATTTGCGTTCATGCAGTCAAGGAGGTATTCGTAATGCTAGTGCGACGGTTTTTTATCCTATTTGGCATCATCAGTTTGATGATCTCATCGTACTTAAGAACAATCAAGGAACTGAGGAGACTAGGGTAAGGCACATGGACTATGGTGTGGTCTTATCGGCTTTCTTCTGGAGACGTTTTAAAAATAAAGAAGACATTACTTTCTTTGATCCTAATGAAGTACCAGATTTATACGAAGCATTTTACAAAAATACATCTCAATTTGAAGAACTATACGTTAAGTATGAAAAACGTAAAGACCTAAGAAAGAAAACAATGTCGGCTGAAGAAGTATTCAAAGCTGGCATCCTTAAGGAGCGTACAGATACAGGTCGCATCTATTTGGTGTTTATTGACAATGTTATGAATCAAGGACCATTTGATCCTGAGTACCATACCATTTATCAAAGTAACTTGTGCTGTGAGATCTTATTACCAACCCGTCCATTTAAGAGATTAGACGACGAGGAGGGACGCATAGCGTTATGTACACTGGGATCCATTAACTGGGGTGCGTTCCGTAACCCAGAAGACATGCGTAGAGCATGTCGCATATTACAGCGTAGTCTATGTAATATCTTAGACTACCAAGACTTCTTGTCAATACAAAGTAAACTGAGCAATGACGAGATTCAGCCATTGGGCATTGGTGTTACTAACCTAGCCTACTGGCATGCCAAGCGTGGATTGAAGTACGGTGAGAAAGATGCACTAGCAGAGGTAAAGTCATGGATGGAACATCAAGCCTATTATCTAACCGAAGCTACCGTAGAACTTGCTAAAGAAAGAGGTGCTTGTCAGCATAGCTCACATACCCGATACGGCAAGGGAGAGTTTCCTTGGGAACATAGAGCAAATGGTGTAAATGATTTAACTGATTTCACTCCAGAACTTGATTGGGAGTCTCTACGTGCAGAAATGAAACAACACGGTGTTCGAAACGCCACACTAATGGCTATTGCTCCTGTAGAAAGTTCTAGCGTTGTTATTAACTCAACTAACGGAATTGAAATGCCTATGAGTTTGATTAGCACAAAGGAATCAAAAGCAGGATCATTTACACAAGTTGTACCAGATTATCATAAGTTAAAAAACAAATATCAATTAATGTGGGAGCAAACTGATTGTGCCGGATATCTTAAGACTGCTGCTGTGTTGGCTGCTTATGTTGATCAAAGCATTAGTACTAATACTTTTTATAATCCTGCTCATTTCCCAGACCGCAAGGTACCTACTACATTGATTGCTAAAAATTTAATGCAAGCACACATGTGGGGAATTAAAACATTCTATTATAGTTTGATTAATAAACAAGGCGCAAAACACGAAGACAAAACTCCAGAAGTTCATTACAATGGATTTCATGAAAGAGAAATAGAACCCGATTATGAAGATGAAGACTGCGAGGCCTGCAAACTATGACATTTAGTTTTATTCGAAATGTACTCAAAGAAGGTAAAGCTCATAAATTAGAAATTGAAAGTCTTCCTTACGATTCTAATGAACTAAATCCTGCTATATCAAAAAATACAATCGAATATCACTATGGTAAATTAGCCAAGGCTTATGCTGAAAGATATAATGCCGGTGAAGGTGATCCTGACTTTAACGAAGCTGGAGTTTTCCTACATAACATTTTGTTTCAACAATATCAAGAATATAATTCTGCAAATAAACCTACAGGAAAATCTTTAGAATTCATTGAAGAGCATTTTTCTACATTTGATAAATTTAAAGAAGAATTTTTTAAAATTGCCATGAGCATTCAAGGCAGTGGGTGGGTATACTTAACTAAATCTGGCGAAATTAAAACAATAAAAAATCACGAAATAAAAAAAGATATTTTAGTTTTAGTCGATTGGTGGGAACATGCGTGGGCATTAGACTACCAAGCAGACAAGAAAAAATATTTAGAGAACCAATGGAAAATCATTAACTGGGAGAAAATAAATGGCTTACTCAGACAAGGTTATTGATCATTACGAAAATCCACGTAACGTTGGTAGCTTTGATAAAGCTGATCCTAGCGTAGGTACAGGCATGGTCGGTGCACCTGCTTGTGGTGACGTAATGAAGCTACAAATTAAAGTAGACGAAACCACAGGAATTATACAAGATGCCAAATTTAAAACGTATGGTTGTGGAAGCGCGATTGCGTCGAGTTCGCTCGTTACTGAGTGGCTCAAAGGCAGAACGCTTGACGAAGCGCAACAGATTAAAAATAGCGAGATTGCTACTGAGCTTGCCCTTCCCCCTGTTAAGATTCATTGTTCAATACTTGCAGAAGATGCGATCAAAGCGGCCGTAAATGATTACCGTAACCGACACAGCCAAAACTAAAATCAAACACCTGCTTAAGAATAGAGGCAAAGGTGTGGGAATTCGACTAGCAGTTAAAACTACTGGTTGCAGTGGTTTGGCATATGTGTTAGAATATGTAGACGAGTATGAAGCAGAAGTTGGCGTTACAAATTTTGCTACAGATGATTTTGTAATATTAGTAGATGCAAAGTCGTTAGTATATCTAGACGGATTAACTATAGACTGGGTAAAAAATGGATTAAATGAAGGGTTTGATTTTGTCAATCCAAATGAACGTGACCGTTGCGGTTGCGGAGAAAGTTTTAGAGTATAATAATGAGTAAACAACAATATAATTTAAACACAAAGACAGACTACTTACATCGTAAGATGTTTTTGGATCCGGCTGGACCAGTTACAATTCAACGATTTGAAGAAGTTAAGTATAACAAGATTGCTGACTTTGAAAAAACAGCACGTGGCTTCTTTTGGGTGCCAGAGGAAATCAGTCTAACCAAAGATGCACAGGATTTTAAAGAATCAAGTGATGCAGTTAAACATATCTTTACGTCTAACTTGTTACGTCAGACAGCATTAGATAGTTTGCAAGGACGTGGTCCTAGCCAAATCTTTACACCTGTTGTAAGCCTGCCAGAACTAGAAGCTCTAGTCTACAACTGGACATTCTTTGAAACTAATATTCACAGCCGTAGTTACAGCCACATCATCCGTAACATCTACAACGTGCCTAAGGAAGTGTTTAACACCATCCATGACACTAAAGAGATTGTAGACATGGCATCAAGTGTTGGCAACTACTACGATAAATTGCATGTTCTAAACTGCAACAAAGAAGCAGGATTCCATGTTGATGAATTTGAACACATCAATGCTATCTACCTAGCACTACACGCAAGTTATGCCTTAGAAGCATTCCGCTTTATGGTATCATTTGCAACAAGTCTAGCAATGGTAGAGAATAAAATCTTTATTGGTAATGGCAACATTATCAGTTTGATCCTACAAGATGAATTGCTACATAAAGGATGGACTGCTTTCTTAATCAATCAAGTGGTCAAGGAAGACCCTCGATTTGCCAAGGCAGCACAAGACTGCCAAGAAGAAGTAATACAGATCTATAAGGATGTTATTAAAGAAGAAAAAGAATGGGCAGACTATCTATTTCAGAAAGGCCCTGTCATTGGATTGAACGCAAACATTCTTAAAGACTTTGTGGATTATACTGCTTCTGTATCATTAAAAGAAATTGGAATTAAATATTGGGCATCTGCACCAAAAACAACACCAATTCCTTGGTTCAATAAACATAGCGACACAAGTAAAAAACAAAGTGCGTTACAAGAAACTGAATCAACAAGTTATGTAATTGGTGTTATGTCAGATGCAATTGACTATTCGGAATTACCGACTATATAATCATGTATAAAGTTTTTTATAAAAAAAGATCGCCATATGAAAATTGGCAAGCAGTTGGGACCTATGGTTCAGAGCAATCAGCTATCGCCGCAGCAATGAATAAGAAAAAACAAGGAGCATTGCTAGTGCGTGTAACTGATAAATCTGGAAGTGTAGTTTTTACAAATTAAAAAGGAAGTGTAAATGAAAGCGGTAGTATGGAGCAAATATCATTGCCCTTATTGTGATCAAGCAAAGGCATTGTTAACACAAAAAGGAATTCAGTTTGAAGAAAGAAAAATTGGAGATGGTTATACAAGGGAAGACTTGTTAGAAGCTGTACCCACAGCTCGAACCGTTCCTCAAATCTTTTTAGATGAAGAATTAGTTGGTGGTTTCCAAGAATTAAAGAAAAGGTTAGAAAATGTTAATTGATAAAGGTGTATCAGAAGGTGAAGTTGTAACAATTAAAATGTCAACAGGTGAAGAGCTTTTAGCAACATATGTTGAAGGTACTCCAAATGGACATAAGGTTAAAAGACCTATGGTCTTGAGTGTTTCGCAAAAAGGTATTGGAATGATGCCTTATATTTTTACGGTACACCCAGATAAAGAAATTGTTTTTAATTCTGCAACTATTATGGCTCTTGTGCCTACAGAAAAAGATTTTGCAAACCAGTATCTACAAAGTACTACGGGGATTGCATTGGCTGGAGTTTAATATGCCAGGGATATCTAGAGTAGGAGTTGATGCAGCCGGAGGAACTATTGTAGGAAACCTTGCACCTACGGTTAAGGTAAACGGATCTCCTGTTGCGGTTAAAGGTGCTGCGGTATCTGGACACGGACGATCACCTCACTCTAGTCCAGTTATGTCGGGTTCTTCGGGAACGGTAAAAGCAAACGGCATTGCAATTTGCAGAGCAGGCGATACCGCCACATGCGGTCATGCTGCTAGCGGTAGCGGAGATGTGAAAGCAGGTTAATATGAAAAAGTTTTTTTGGAATGTATTAGGGTTTTTATCATTGGGGATGGCCTATATCGGAGTTGTTACTCCCGGTATTCCTTATAGTCCCTTTGTAGTATTTTCTGCCTATTGTTTTAGCAAGGGCAGCGAACGTATGCACAAGTGGATCTACAATCATAAGATCTTTGGACCGTTCCTTACTAATTGGAACGAGAAACGTGTGTTCCCACAGAAGATGCGTTATCTAATGTTTTTTATGATGAGTCTAAGTCTTGTGTTAATGTATACAGGAGGAGTTAAACCAATTGGAATTATCTCAACTGCTATCTTTATGGCCCTTGTGGCTGTTTGGGCTTGTCGTTATCCTAACAGCGTTGAAGAACATGATCGTAGAAAAGCTGAAGGAAAAAAAATAGGATGGATTAAATGATTAGGGGGAGTGTGCATCATGTCTGGCCCATTCCTCTTTATCAATCTCGGTTAGATCCAGTTGATCCTATTACCTATGCATATCTAGTTAATCAAGAATTTAGTAATTTTGGCGATGAAAGTTTTACACACTTGGAAACGCCAAATAGATTTTTATTAAACTTACCAAAATTAAACAAACTAAAATCTCAGATACAAGAGCATATAGATTATTTTGTTCACGATGTAATAGGAGCGAGCCGGAATCAAAAATGGGAAATTACAACTAGTTGGATTAACAAATCTTTCCCTAATGGTTATCATCCCAATCATTGGCATAGTAATGCATTAATTAGTGGTGTTTGGTATATGAAGGCTCCTAAGGATTGTGGAGATATAGAGTTTCATAAAGATCGCGGGCATACAAATCTTTGGCGTGATACATTTTGTATAGACTTTGAAAAAACCACAACCTATCAATCTCCTGTTTCTATTGAACCTGTAGAAAACGAATTGCTTATGTTTCCTTCTTTATTAAATCACAATGTTGCACAAAACAAATCTAAAGAAGAAAGATATAGTCTAGCATTTAATGTTTTTCCTCGAGGAATAATTGGGCAAGGCGGAAATAGTGAAATTACACTATGATGGATTATTCTGTTACACCCTTGTTCCCTGTTCCTCTTTACAGAACTCCGTTGGGTAGTTTAGAAAAACATATTAGAGAATTAATTAATACTCTTGAATTTGAAGAGATGCCTTCTAAAAACGGACATTACACCGTTAACAAATATATTTTAGATCAGGAACAATTTGCTCCGCTAAAGAAAAGAATACAACAGCACGTAGATAATTTTCTTTATGAAGTTTTGGGTTGCGATAAAAATTTACAATTTCAAATACAGAACAGCTGGATCAATAGACATCAATTGAATGACTGGGCAGAATCGCATAGGCATAACAACAGCCTCATCAGTGGAGTTTATTATATCGATGTTAATGACGAATCTGGTGCAATAACCTTTTTAAAAGATAAAAGTCATTATAATCTTTGGCCTGAAATGATCGACGTTGAAATTGATCAAACAAAATTAAATTTTTTTAATGCTCAAACTTGGGATGTTATTCCAAAGAAGAACGATCTTGTTATGTTTCCTTCTTTGTTATATCATTCAGTAAGTGAAAATAAATCAACCAAAATAAGGTATAGTTTAGCCTTTAATGTATTTCCAAGAGGAACATTGGGCGGTTCTATAAACACGTTAAAAATATGAAATGCGAACAAGGCGACATTGCCAAAATCATTATGAGCCTTCGTCCACAAAACATAGGCAAAACCGTTTTGGTAGAAAATTATATTGGACACTTTAAACAAGGTGAAGAATTTGATTTTCGTGGTATTATATGTAAAGCACAGATTACAGATCATTATTGGTGGATTAGCACCGACCACGGACTCCAAAATATGCTAGGCGATACACCCAAAGCATACATCCCGGACACTTGGCTTGAGCCTCTTCGTCCAAACAAACTTAGCCAAAAAGAAGAAGAAAAACTTGACTTAACTGCTTAACGGTAGCATAATTACCCTATGCGCTAGTAGCCAAGTGGAACGGCAGGAGCCTCTAAAACTCCAGAAGCGTGAGTTCGATTCTCACCTAGCGCACCAAAGGATTTATATGCAGTTTAAAACCAAAGAAGAAGCAGAAGCATTCGTTCGCAAGATCATGGGACCTCCTAAGCGTAGGCTAGAAGGTGCTGAACACGATCGAGTTTGGTTAATGCTGCAAATGACAGAACCGGTCAGAGAGACTAACAATCAACATAGCTGGTGTGCAGAATACAACATTGGCGGAATAATGTACGATGTGCATTATTTCCCAGAAGAAGATCCGTTTATAGAGCAGTATCTATAAATAGATGCGTGGGAAGGTCCCACAACCAACACTCTTTAAATGATAGGTACTTAGAGTGTGTACCGTAAAAGGAGAAAGTAATGATGTACGAATCAAAATTAGCCGCGGCTATCAAAGTTAAAGGCAAAGTCCTAAGAGAATTTAAGGACACCGTTTATGTTCCGTTTGGATCAGAATATTCAATACTACTTAAGAATCTACATACGACCCGTGCTGTCGTTAACGTATATATCGACGGTGATGATATGGTCCCTGGTGGCATTGTTCTTAACGCTGGACAAGAAGTCGACCTCGAGCGATCAGTCAAAAACGGCAATCTCACAGAAGGCAACAAGTTCAAGTTCATCGAAAGAACAGGCGCAGTGGAGCAACACCGAGGTGCCAAACTTGAAGACGGACTGGTAAGAATCGAATTCCAATTTGAACAGCCTGTTCGTCCAATTACCTGGACAACTAATACTGCCTATTACGGCGATAATAAAATCTACCCACAAGGCGGAATTCTGCGTGGATCTACAGCAGATTGGGCTGCACCGGCAGGATCAGTAACCTGTTCTGCAACTATGGATAGTTATAGTACAGCATCTGCTCAGGCATTTGTTAATCAAGTTAACGATGTTGGCATTACCGTTCCAGGTAGCAAGAGTGAGCAAAAGTTTACCACTACCTATGTAGGTGCATTAGAAAGTACTAAACATTCTATGGTGTTTAAGATTTTGGGAGGAGAAGCCGTTAAAGAAGCTGTTACGGTTAAACATAAACCAAAATGCGTAACCTGCGGTAAACAGAATAAGGCAACTGCTAAGTTCTGCGTAGAGTGTGGCACAGCACTAGAAATTTTTGCTTAATCTGTCCAAAGGGCCTTGACTGGCCCTTTTAATGGCACTATAATTAAATCGTTGTTTAAACTAATTGAAAAGACTCAGATGACATATTTCCTAAAACAAGGCAATTCATATACCGTTAGCAAAAAAGAATCTCTTGATCTTCATGAGCACCTACCTGCTGGCAATTATGTTATTAAGAAAAACGAAATGACTGGTCAATTGTATCTTGAAGCAATTGATAAATTTGCAATTGGTAGCAAAGTCTACGGAGACACTATTAAACGTGCAGATCGTATTCTTAATACATTTCAAAGTCGTCCTTCTACTACCGGTGTAATGCTTACCGGAGAAAAAGGTTCTGGCAAGACCTTGCTGGCTAAGATGCTGTCTGTAAAAGGCTATGAGCAAGACATTCCTACTATTGTAATTAATGCTCCTTGGTGTGGAGATTTGTTTAATGCGTTTATTCAAAGTATTGAACAACCGTTGATT